AAGCAACTTCAACACCTGCTGTGTTTGCAGCTTGTAAAGTTGTTATAGCTGTTGCATAACAATCTTCATCAAGAACATTACCATCATCATAATATAGACCTACATTGGTTGTCAAAGTTGGTGAACCATTAGAATCTAAATCATCATTAAATAGTTTGATTGATAATACTTTTGCATTAGATGGAATTTGTACCATCATTAATACATCATCATTATCAATGTCGCCTGTTCCTGCTGCAATCGTTCCACTTGCTACACGCATCCTGCCCTCTAAACTTCCTGTTTCTAGGAGCACTCTAGGCGATGCGTCTAAAGCTGTAATTTCTACTGATTTAGCTGTTGCCATTTTTCTTTCCTCCTATTAACTCTCAGTACATTCAATCTCAACAACTTTTTCGTCTTCGATACGAGTTGCACCGATAGTCATTGACAAGAATACCTGTGTTGCATAATTTTTGTCTGCTCTTTCAGATATTTTTGTATTAATATCTTGGCCTAGAGCAAGGCCTATTCCTGATTGACAGAAAGCTATACATAATCTATTGCTAGAAGCATTTGTATCTAATCTTTCTGTTCTAATGAAATTGAATCCCATATAAGTGTCAATCTCACCTTGTACTAGCGCTTTGATACTTGCATAGTCACCAGAAGTGATTTTTTCTAAAGCCAATAAATCAGATAATTGTTGTGAAGTAACAACTATATATCTAGGCTCTTCTGGGTCTACATCAGAAGCATCTAAGATTTCTTTTGCTTCAATAAGTTTTTCAAGTGTCATACCTGCAGAAGCATGCACAATTTTTTGTGCAGATGGTAAAGCTACTGTTGTACCACCACTAACACCACCAAAAGCGTTTCCGCTAGCAGCATCAATGATTGCATCATCCATTGCTCTTCCCATTGCCCAAGCGCCAGCTTGTGCATATTCTGATTGTGGAGAAATTAACATTCTGATTTTATCTTCATTGTCAATTAAATCTGCCCAATCGTAATCATCCATAGTAACTCGTCTTCTAGAGTGTGGTGTATCTACTCTTGGAGTGTCACTATGTCTGGATGTTCTTTTTAGCGCAGCAGTTGAGCCAATTCTTTCGAAGTAATGCGATTTTCCGACAACTGTTTCTGTACGGACTGCATTTCTAAGTCTTGAACCTTTTTGCTGTGCCAAATGAAATACGTTGCTTTTATACTGTTCGACAAAAGCTGTAGTTATTTGTGTTGACATAACCTGTCCTCCTTTAAAAAAATAATGATGTTGCGGTTTTTATCCATAACGGGAAACCTAATTTTTAACGCCATCATGGCCACCACATCTGTTATCCTAACGGGCAGACTTTGGTATTTTAATTATAGCACAAGATAATTATTTTCCATAGACTTTTTCGTGCAATTGCCTCATTCTTTCTACTGCACTTCTATGGTCTTTGTGTCCAGCATCAAAATATGGATTACTTGGGTCTTGCATAATAGATTGTATTTCTGCTTTTGCATCCAATACTGATACAGCAACATTGTTGTTAGATGTGTTTTGTGCCATATCTTCTGTAACCTCTGAGCCAATGTTTGCAAGCATTTTTATAAATGCAGGATTATTTCCTAATTCTCCATTTACAGCTTCTTGCACTTCTTCATTGCCATATACTTGTAATGCTCTATGTGCTGCTCTTAAATTTTTATCGTACTCCACACCCCATTCTTTTTGAAGTGTAGTTTGTGCTTCTTCTCTACCAGCGTTTAATTCTGCAGCTTGATATTGTGTTGCATTTTCTATGTTGTTTACTTGATAGTCTATCAAAGCATTTACCTGCTCGTTGTTTAGACCTATCTTGTGTGCAACTTCTTTAAACTCTGTTACTTGATTTTCTTCAAAAAACTGTGCATGAGTTTCTGGTATTTGCACTTCATACCCACTAGCTTGTTCTGGTCGTCCTAGCTTATTGTATAACTCTGCTTTTTCCTCATCATTTTTTGGTATAGGTATTCTGCTACCTAATACTTTTTGTTGATGCACAACAGTTTTTGCAAGAGATTCAACATCTTTAAAATTTGCGAGTGTTGGGTCGCTTTGTAATTCTTGTGGCAAAGATGATTTCCAATCAGTTGCTGTTTGATTATCACTTATGTCAGACCCTAAAACAGAATTTCCTGATACTTCTGTTTGTGGGTTGTCTGCCACTTCTGTGGTCGTTTGTTCGTCAGCCATTATTATTATCCTCCTTTAAAAGATTTAGTATTCTGACTATTACTGCTCTTTGCCCTTCCTTAAAAGCAGTTTCATAAGGGTCTTTACTAAAAGAACTCCTATGATAATAAGCTGAAAGTAAATCAGCTAAAACTCGCTCACCTTCTTTTGTACCAAAGGTAATCATGTAATCTTTTTTTTGTTGTTTTAAAGTATCGTCCATTATTCAGGTAATACATCCGTTTGCATTATTTCTTCCATGTTAGGATTTTGTGTAGCTTCGTTCATAGCTTGTGCATTTGTTTTTGCAGTTTGTGCTTGTTGCGCTTGCATCATAGCTTCTTGTTGCGCTTGTTGTGCTGCTGCTCTTTCTTGTCTAATTTCTTCTACTTCGTCTTCGCCTCTCAATACAGTTTTAGGTACACCTAATAAATTAGCTCTAGTTCTAATTGCTACATCATGATTTATATTATCCATTATTGCAGGGTCTACTTGTCCTATATTCATAGCTAGTTGATACAATCTCTCTACTGCTACTGCTTCTTCCATACGCTGTGACCTTGCTAATGGCCCTACAAAATCTACATCTATTTGTTGGTCTTGTATTATTTCAGGTGCTGGTAGAAAACCTCCTCCTCTGAGCATAATACCAAAAACTCTTTCTATAAGTGGATTTAAAAACTCTGACTGGAATCTACCAAGTGTAGGACCTAATAGTCTTTGCATAAGTTCGTATCTTACTTGTACTTCTGTAGCTGTCATTTGTGGTCCTTCTTGTAATTGTAGTTGGTCAGAATAATATGCTTGTCTAATAGCTTGTCTAAGTTGGTTTTCTTTCATATCTGTTAATTGAAAATTAGAACCTATTTGTAGAGGCACGACTGCTTCTCTATCTCTTACAACAGTTATACCACCAGGTGTCATTCTTACTTTGCCTATAACACCATCATCACCAACAAGTAATGGTGGGTCAATAGCTTTTGACCATGCTTTTAGTCCTAGCTCTACAGCTTTGTTTAATGTTTTTATATCTGGTAATGCATTAAAAGATGGAGAACGGCCATATGTTTCTCCAGTAGCTTTAGCCCATCTAGGTACAAGATATGGGAATTCATTATAGCCACCAGTTCTTACAATCATTTTATCTTGTTCGCAGATATGACATGAATGAAAAGGCAGCTTAGTATTTGATTTGCCAAACATTCTTTCATAGTCTTCTAATGGTTCTACTGCATGAATAAAATCAAATTCTTTATCTGGTTTTTCTCTTGATGCCTTTATTACTTTTTCGCCTAAGTTATCTTCGCCAAACTCTTGCACTGCTTGTCGAGCTGATAATTTATATCTTCTATATAATGTGTCTACATAACCATCTACATTTTCTTGTATGTAATATTCTGAAATGTGTAAAGTTCTAAAATGTATAAGACTTTCTTGGAAACCTTTTGAACCTTCTTCTATAAATAATGCTGCTGTTCCTATAGAACATATATCTAAATATGCTTCGTGTACTTCTGAATTAAAATTAGTTTCGTTAAAGACGTCATACATTCTTTTAGCAGAATCTTCTAACCACATTTGCACATCTCTTTCGTCATTTAAAAAAGTATCTCTTAATCTAATATGAAACCATTGCAAAGATGGTGATGTTAGAGTTCCTTGTAAACTTGCGGCTAACAAATTGTTTGCAGTTATAGCTGTAGAATCAAACAAGACCTCAGTTCTTTTTTCACCAGGTGAACGAACAAAAGTAACATCTGCTTTACGTGGCATAACATAGTCAAGGATTTCTTGCCACTGGTCTTCCCAGTTACCTCTGTCACCTTCCATACGAGCTATAGCTGATTTGTAATGTTTAAACTTATCCATAGAATCCGCCAAGCAAACTTTTAGAAGTTGTTGCTTCTTCTGTTAAACCCATGCCAGATGTTTTTATTAAGCTACCCATACCCATAGCTCTGCTTTTTCTAAACTTTGCTTGTTGTGCATCTAACTCTGCTTGTTTTCTAGCAGTTTCTCTTGCCTCAGCTCCGAAGTCAGGCATTTTAGGTTTTGGTGCGCCCATAATTAAATCTTTTACGCCACCCATTTACAGTCCTCCTTTTGCATACCATACAAAATAATATCTTTAAGTTTATCATGTTTTTTTACAAAATTCTTTAAATATCCTTCTTTTTTAAAACCAACACCTTCAATTAGTCTTTGACTTCTTTTTTTGTCTGCATAACAAGTAGCAGTTACTCGCTGACATTTTGCTTGATTAAATATATAATCAAACATTAATTTTATAAATCTACGTTGCACGTGTTTAGGTGAATCAGAAGCTATATGAACATAAATGTTATTACCATCGTAGTTGCAAAAAAGTATAACTCCTACTATGTTATCCCAGTCATCTAAGAAACCAATTGTAGTATACTCCTCGGTTTCTATTTCTGCTCTAGGTTGTAACCATTCATAAAATTTTTTACTCCATGCTTGGTCTAATATTGGTCTAATCATTATCCGCCTAATAAAGTTTTGCTGGTTGTTGCTGAATCTTCTACACCCTGTGTGCCTGTTAACAAAGTAGAACCTTGTCCGTACTGTGACGCAAGTCTTCTTTGTGATGAAACATCTGGTTGTTTCATAAGGTCTTTGGGTTCTGGTGGTGTCATTTTCTTTTTTGACTTTTTACCAAAGCCCATAACACCGCCTAATGCTTTGCCTGCAACAGAACCTATTATGCTAGTAAGAATAGATACTGGACTTCCCATTATGTTTTCCTCGCTTTTTTAGCAGTCTTTGCTGCTCTTTTAAAATTAGCTGCAGTTGGTGCGCCTTTAGTTCCAGGCTTTCTCATTTTTTCACCACTACCAGCTTTTATTCTTTTACGTTTTTTATGTATATTTGCATACAATCCTGGTTTCTTTGCCATTATTTCTTTTTCCTTTTCATGTTTTTCGCAATAGCTTTAGCTACAGTTTTTGGCATCTTTGGATTTTTTGCCATTAATTTTTTTGCACCATTCTTTTTTGGTGGCCTCCCTTTTTTACTTCCGTATGTTCCTTTTCCCATTGGCATAATAATACCCTCCTTTATGTTTTTTTATTTGCATTAGCAAATTTTCTTGCGGCTTCTTTACTACCAAAACCCCACTTTCTTAATGCTAATGCTAATCTTGTTGGCTTACCTTTCTTGTCTTTCATTGCTCCAGCCATACCACCGAACCTAGCAGCAAAACTAATACGCCTAGGGTTCTTACCTTTGCTAACTGCTGGTTTTAAATTAGAGCCATCTTTTCTTTTAAAATATTTTCTGCCTGCTGGTGTAAGACCACCTGATTTGCTTTTATGTTCTTTTCTCATGTAAATATACTAAACTCTGTTTCTGCCTCTATGTATTGTGGTTCAAAATTTTTAACTCTTGCATGACGCAAAGACATAACACAATATCTCATTGCAGATATTACATCATCATTTATTGGAACTATCTTTCCGTCTTTACGATGATACATTCGCAATTCTTGTAATAGTTTATCTTGATTTCTAAAAATTTTCAATCGTTTTGTCTGCATACGTGTATACATTTCTTGTATACCAGCTTCTACTGAGTTACCACCTGTGCCTTCTCGTTGACCTCTTGATGGTGGATTAGAAAAATGATTACGTGTCATGTAAACACCTTCTGCTCTGTACTGCTCTGTAAGTGATTTACCAGAACCTTTATCAGCTTGTCTACCATCCATAGGCCAGATTACAGGAATCCAAGTACCTCTTGCTTTGATTGCACTTGCGTGCATTGGTACAGCTTCTTGTCGCATAGCATAAGTATCGTAAATATACACAATGTCTGCATCTCTATCCCATGCCAACCATACTGCAGCTGTCGGGTGATTCCAACCAAAATCTATACCACATAATCTTGGCCAGTAAGTTGGTATTTCTATTGGGTCACATACTACATCATCTTCTGCTATAGGGAATACAAGACCAGAACCTAATTGTGGTATACCTTGTTCTCTCATTTTTCTTTCGTGTGGTGGCAATGCAGATAGTATCTGCTCTCTTACCTCTGGTGTCATATGCGGTGCATCATCCCATCCAGCTTGTAGTAAAGATTGACCAGGTCTAAGGTCGTTAACAAACTGTGCCACTGTTTCTGTCATGCCAGATTCTGGTGTAAAGGTCATATATACCATGCCACCTCTGTCTGCAGTCCTTGTTAGTGCCTGAGAATAAATAGCAGATGGTGGTTCTTCGTCTAGCCATACAACATCTACAGCTTCTCCCATCCATTTTTCTCTACCCATCTCATATGCTTTGAAAGCTAACCTTGACCACCCCCCAGTTACGTGTTTAACAACTAAAGAGTTATGTGCATTTGGCACACCTGGTTTTCTGGTAGTTTCTCCTATGTCTTGTAGTGGTATAGAGCCAGTTCCTTTAGCAGAGGGGTCATCTGGTTGCCCTACTAGCTCTTTTTGGCAGATATCTCTGGTAGTTTCGTTAGATGCACCACCTGCCCAAGCTCTGATTGGCTTAGTAAACTTACGACCCTTCCACCATTCTGGGTACTTACCAGTCAAATGGTAGGCCATCTCCATTGCACCACAAAAAGATTTACCTATTCTGTTACCCGCCATAAGTAATCTTTGCGATGCTACTGTATTATGGAACTTTTTTTGATATTCATAAGGCTCATAGTGCTTTAATCTGTTGGTAAGCTTCCTATGCTCTAATTCTTTAGCAATTTCTACAGCCCTTTCCAGCGCATCACTCATAAATGTTAACCTTAGTTAATATCTTCATCTTTTACTGCAGCTAGTTGCAAAGAACCCATTAAATTTTTAAGTTCTGTTTGCAATTCCTCGTCAGTTTTTTTACCAGTTACATCTTCAATTTTAGTTGTAGTCTGATATCCAGTTCTATCCAAGATAGAATTGATTGCACCAAGCTTTGTACTTGCGTTAACTGCTGGGTCTACTACCAATTGTTGCAATTTTTCTATAGCAACTGGTACTGCACCATTTAAAAGCTTCCTAGTAGCATCCTCAATCTCTGCAGAAAGCTTATTTTTAAGCTCATATCCCTGCTGTTGAGCCGTTGCTGGAGAGTAACCTGCC